TTATATAGGTCCATATCATATAATGCCCGATGGTACACCTATGGCAGGTGCTACTCATGGGAGTAATGATGAAGTTTTAAAATTCTCTAGTGCTAGAGCAATAGTATCCACTACATCCCCATCTAATTTTGCTATCCAGGGTTTTAATGATAGTGATCAACAAGTTATTCCTAGTTTTGATTTACCTAGTTATTTTGATCCTACAGTTGATAGAATAGAATTTTTTGTTTATGATTCTTCTAATAGATTATTATCTTTTAATTCTAATTTTAAAAATTATAGAGTAGAAAATGTGCCCCAGTTAGATACTGGTACAAGCACAACTAATCCAGAGACGGGGGAAATTGAAACCATCATTCTATACCCTGCTGAGGATGTAGCTAATGAGGGTTTTAGTACAGGAAATCTTTTTGCTGTTTATAATTTTAACACACTTGAAATTAGTGATGTTTTCATTTCTGAAATTTCACCTGATAGAACAGAAATCAGATTACAATCTAATACCGTAAGTAGTGAGGATATTAGAGAAGAAGTAACAAGTTTAAAAAATAAAATTGATTCAGTAGGGTATTTTGATGAATTATATCTTAATCTTGGGAGAAATAATTATTATGTATGTGTTAATATATTACTAGATGAAAGCACAACTCCAACATCATTTTTATTAAAACTCTACGAACCTCTCCCAGACACAGTAACTACTAAAACTGAGGTAGATATAGTTAGTAAAATAGGTGAATCTAGAGCGTTTCAAATTTCATACCCACCTGTACAAATTCCAACAGACGCTTTAACACCTTTAAGAGGTCCTAACATTAATCTAGAAATTAAAGATAAAGTAAATAATTCAACTGAATTAAAGAATTTATCTACTTTAACAACTTCCTCTTTTACTGCCTCTCTAGATCAATCTAGTTATCTACTAAACCAAACAGGTATAAAGTTAAATCCTAGTTATTCTATCAGTTCATATTCTGATTTTATACATTTTTCTTCTGCTAAGAAAAGACTTGAGAATTTTTATTACAAAGTAGGCCAAATAGAATCTAACCGAAACTCAATAAATGATCTAAGAACTATTACTGGAGGTGCTTCGGGATCCTCAACTACTATTTCTTCTATAAAAACTTTTGAAGACAACATCTCTAGGTTTATTAAAAACTTTGATGGGTTTGAGTATTTTCTATATTTTAACAGTGGTTCGGATGCATATCCAAAATCTAATTCTACTCCACCTTATTTATTACAATCTACAGGTAGTACTGAAGTATTAACTTGGTTAGGTAGTGATGTAGTAGGAAATCCTTATTATGGAGGAGCAATACTAAATGCTTCAAGATATGATGATGATAACCCCAATAACCTAAAATACACTATTCCTGAATTTATTAGGGATAATGCAAACAATGTTAATTATATAGATTTTGTAAGCTTAGCAGGACAACACTTTGATGATATATGGTTATACATTAAAGCCCTAACTGATAAACTTAAGGCATCAAATAACTTTGAAACTGGAATCCAACCCGAATTAGTTGAAGAAACCCTTAAGTCTTTTGGTTACGATGTTTATGGGAATAATTTTGACAATAATGATATTTTTACTAGTTTAATAGGCATAAATGAATCAGGTTCATTTTTCCCTGAAACCGGTAAAGAATTAATTACCACTGCTATCTCAGCGAGTAATTCACCAGTTCCTATAGATAATGTAAGTAAAGAAATTTATAAAAGATTATATCATAATTTAGTTTTTCTAGCCAAGAAAAAAGGTACAGTTTCGGGTTTAAGAAGTTTAATTAATATTTGGGGTTTACCAAACACTGTATTAAGAATAAATGAGTTTGGGGGTAAAGATAAAGTAAATATTAATGACTGGGATTCATATAGAAGAATTTATAATAAAGAATTAATATCTACAGGAAGTGGAAACCAATTTACTTCATTTTTTGCAAATAAAGGAACACCCGACACTGGACTTAATTCTGATTGGGGGGTAGATCCTAATGTCCCTAGAACAGTTGAATTTAGATTCAAATCAAGAATTAATCCAAACACTCTCCCTAACTGTACGGGTTTTATAAATACACCAATACGAGAAGAATTATTTATACTAAAAGATACAGATGCTCCGGCTTTTGGAGCTTCTTCATCCCTAGCTATTACACTAGAGTATTTCGGATCAGGATCAGTAACAGGCTCATTTTCGGGTAGTACCTTTGACCCTAATAATCAATATGCGAATCTAACATTATATATAAGTGGTTCAACACAATACTATTCATCATCTATTAATCTACCATTCTACAATCAGGATTGGTGGAACGTAATGTTACAATATGATAGTGGTTCTAATAAATTTAACCTTAATACTGGTGATAAAATTTACAATGGTAATGATGGAACTCAATTAGGTTTTACTGGAAGCACATCTATAACAGTTCCCACGTATGTAGATACATTAGGATATCGTAATGCTAATAACGCCACCTCCGGTAATGGGGGAACAAACCAACATTTCGGCATCGGAAAGAGCGGATCTCTAAAATTCTCAGGATCATTTCAAGAACATAGATACTGGACAAACCTTTTATCGGAAGAAGCATTTCATAATCATATTATGGATCCTTTATCGATTGAGACAGGATATTTAACAGGATCTCTCTCACCTGCAGAAACTCTTGCATTTAGAACTAGAGAAGGAGAAGATTGGTCAATAACGGGTTCTCTTACAAATCCTGAATATCAATCTATTCACCCAAAAGTAACAGGATCCTTTACCCCAACCTCGTCTTTTACTTCTAGGGGCAATGATACAAACCTATATAATGTAAATGGGTTATATCAAGCAAATAGAGAAACTCAATTTTTAAACCAACCTAATTTAGGAATTAAAAATCGAATAGATGATAAAATACGTGTTGTTGATAATGTAGTTTATGGAAGTACTTTGTCACCACTTAGATCGATTCAACAGAATTATGAAATTTCTCAATCATTTACAGAAGATAATAACTTATTAGAAGTTGCATTTTCCCCACAAGATGAAATAAATGATGATATTATTCATGAATTAGGATTTAATAATAATCTTACCGAACAATTAGCAGATCCTCGAAACTTATCTTCATCTTTAGAATATTATGATGGGTTAAGAGATATAGCTTTAAGGTATTTCGAAAAATATATTAAAAGTAATGCTAACGACTATTATAGATTAATTAAATACATAGATAATTCTTTATTTAAAGCAATTAAAAATTATGTACCGGCCAGAACATCAGTTTCTACAGGTATAATAGTTAAACAACACTTACTAGAAAGAAATAGAGTAAAACCTCCTCAGTTAGATACAAATACTGTCATAGCTAAAACACCCGAAACAGGATCAACTAAAAATGGTATATTTGAAGTAGGTAATAACAGTCCATTATTCTTTAAAAATATAGCTTTAGAGGGTACATTAAAATCTCAACCTAGAGGGTTTATTACAGGTTCACCTATTCAAGTATTTACAGGTGGAACTGGGGGTTCATTCGAAAAATTTAATTCTGTAAACTTTTCCCCCTATGGAATATCAGGTAGTGGTCCAACTAAAAGATTAGGATTTGATATTACCCAATCTTTTACAGAAACAGTTACTACTTTGTCAGGTAGTGTAAATACTGTGATTAGTAACCAAGATGAATTTTATAATGGAGAATTTAATGGAGCTCACATTGTAGTAACTACTCAATCATTAAACCCTGCATGTGAGAAGTTTTTAAACATTAATATATCAGCTGGTGAACTATCCCATCAATTTGATAGGTTTGTTTATACTAGTAATACTTGTTCATTAGCTAAATTTAATGACATAAAAACAGCACCTAGAAGTGGAGAAATATTTTTATTTAGAAATTCTAGTAATTTAAATAATATAGAAAAAATAAAAATTTCCCATACTACTAAAGGTGGAGTAGATCTATCAAATATATTACCCACAGTAGATAGATTTACATTTAATTTTAATGGTAGCAATAAAGGAGTTAATGTAGACTTCGATTATGGGGGTGGATCTTATACTACTTTTAATGTAACATCACCTTTATTTACTTATGACTCTACTAATTTTAGTTCAAACTTTGTTTCATATCCTTTTACAGGATCGAAAACAGGAAGTCATGAAGCTATTACAGTTAATTGGGATGGAAGTCAATTTACAAGAGGAGGTACTGAAGCAGCCGTTGGGTACAATACTCAAGAAGTTATAGTTTCTGATTATCAAGTAGAAAGTGATGGTCTTAATTTATTTAATACTAGCTCCGGTATATATACTTGTCCTTTAACTAATAATAAATTTTTATCCGTCACTAGTTCTCTTAGCTCTTTTATTATTAATTGGACTAATAATGTGTCATATTCTATTGATACAGATGTGCAATTTAGAGTAAAAAACCTTTCTACAGGTGAAGAACTAGATTCTTTAGGTGGGTTTCAATTAACAGTTGAACAAACCTCTAGTATAGGACAAGCATATTCAGGCCCAGAACAAAGGGCCCTTCTTACCCCTTCACAGGCAATAAGAAGTGGAGACCAAGTAGCACTAGTAGCACGATTAAATACAGCCTTTACCCCATTACAAGCAATAATACCAGGAAGATCTGCTGTAGCTAATATTACAGCATCGTTTTCATTTAGTAATGCTTTATTTGCTATAAGCGAATCTATAGTAACTGATAGTAATCCTGTTTCTACTCTAACAGCTGTAGAACCCGCATTTACTGTAGGTGATATTGATTTTGATCATGCATTTGATTGTCAACCTCTATTCAATAATGCTATAGAAAGCAGAAATTCTACATTATATCAAGATGTAGATTATTCTACAGGTATGTTAGTTCCAACTAATGTAATTCCTATTACTAATAACAACGCTATCCCATCTCAAACCCCAGATTCTAATTATACACAACAATCTAGGATATTACCTAGATATGAAGGTTCCGAATTAAAAGCATTAAGGATTAATGAATGGAACGGAAAGGGAGCATTATTGAATGATGGTACAACATGGGGAGGAGATGTATCTTATGGTAAAACCCCAGTAATTCAAAGAGTAAAACCATTCTTTAGTTATTTTCAATTGTTAGTACCTTCATCCCCTGAATTAGAAAATGCCACACAAGTTAAATTAGCATATCTTATAGATTCAGAAGGAAATGCTTTTAAACCTCTTTTAAATTCTCCTGCTTTCTTTAATGTGGAAGGAACTTTCGAAAGTGGTGATGTGATCGATATTGCATTAGAAGATACTTTACAAACAGATGATGCATCTTTAGTAAATGCTGCAGTAGGAATTAATTTAGATAATTTTAATACTAGTGCTAAAGTTCTTTATGGTGCTAGACGAGTGGATCCTATTTTAACTACACAAAAAGTATCCATTAATGATGTATCTAATGTTAGTGATGCTTTTGTATCTTCTTTAACCTTTAAAGGAGTAGGAGGAGAAACTATTAATTATGGGTTTTTTGCTAATGGTAGTCAAACAGTTATTCTTTCCAATACCAATAACGTTGTAGGAGGTACAGGAATAAGTTTTAACCCCCCTGTAATAGATGGCGCAGGAGGATTTGATACTAGTACTGGTATTTACACTTTCCCTAGTAATCCTATTAGTAGTAATAAAATTAAATTTGGTTGTATTATTTCATGTTACATAAGATCTATAAATACTATTTTACCAAGTTTTTATTCTATTTTTAGTGCAATGGATATAGCTAAACTCCAACTTATAAGGGAGAGAGCATCTGTAGAAACGGTATTAGGTGAAGAAACAATAAATTATTCTGTAGATAGCAATGGTACAGAGATATTACAATTTAAAGGATTTGAATCTAGCTTTATTGAATGTAGATCTACTGATAAAATCTTTATGAAAATTGTAATTCTTAACTCTGCATTTGAAGTGGAATTAAGAGGCCAGGCTATTAGTAGTACACCTTTACTATTTCCTGAAATTACATTACAAGATAAATTTTTTGAAACAGGTAGTAATTTCACAAATATTTTAACTGCTTCGATTTCTATGTCACAATTTTTTGATATTAGCCCACAACTACCTATACCTGATAGTACTTTTAAACCTATTAATGAAAACTTTTCTTTTAAAGTTGGAGACGAATTAAGATTTGAAGGTAGTGAAAATTTAGTACATAGAATATATGATGTCAATCTAGAAACAGAGGGCCATGCTTCAGGTAGTTATATTCTAAACGTACATCCTGAGGTACCTTCAAATGTAAATATAAATCAATTTTTACTGAGAAGATATAATCTCGATGGAACTTCAGTACTAATAGATTTAGTTCCTCCTTCTGCTTCATTTGCCACTACTAAAGGAGTGATGAAAAATAAATTAATATCAGAAGAATTAGGTCAAAACATAGATATAATAATTTCTGACCTAGTTAAAGAAGGAGTTTTAACTAATAAATAGGGAAATTTAACTTAATATATTTATAAATAAAATTAAAAATGGGATATTTAAATAATCAGATAGTAACAGTTGATGCTATCCTTACAAAAAAAGGAAGAGAATTGTTAGCTAAAAATGATGGTTCTTTTCAAATTACACAATTTGCGGTTGCGGATGATGAAATAGATTATACACTTTATAATCCAAACCACCCTTCAGGTTCGGTTTTTTATGGTGAGGCTATAGAAAATATGCCATTATTAGAGGCCTTTCCAGATGATACTCAAATCATGAAATATAAATTAGCTACTTTACCCAGAGGTACAGCTAAATTACCAGTACTGGATTTAGGATATGCAGCTATTACACTAAGACAAGGAGCTTCATTAGCTATAACTCCCCAAACTTTAAATTACTTAGGAGCTGCACAAGCAAATGAAACTTCGGGTTATTCATGTACTATAGCCGATGTTAGGGTACTTAACAGTTTTACAGGAATTGGTATTGATACACCAGCAGCAGCTGCTCAAAATACTACAGTTAACCAAACTTTAGGAACTACTTTATCACAAACCGTAATTGGTTCTCAAATCAATTTAAGAGCAACTACAGTAAATACTTTATTTGGTACTAATGCAGCTACTGGGGCTCAAATTAGAACAACACTTACATTTGTAGGACTAGATTCAGGTGCTAGATTAACTATTCCATTAACAATAACAAAAACTAACGCATAATGAGTTTTAAAACTTTTCAAACTTCAGATATAGTTGTAAGTAGTGATTCTATAACTGGTCCAGCTTGGTCAACAGGTAATCCTACTTTAACTAATTTTTTCACTTCATCTATCCAAAAGAATGGATCTTCTGGAGATTTTTATATGAGTGTATATCAAGTTGATCCTGCACTATCTGCTTCATTAGCAGATGTTCAGTTTGATATAGCATATGCTGATCAAAAAGGAAGTGGTTCAGTTTATTATAATTCGGGTGTAACAGGTAAAACCCCTACTTTAACTAATTTTGGGCAATATAGAGCATTAGTATTAGAAGATGAAAATGCTAATTTTATTTTTGGTAGTGGTACTAATACTTTAACAGCCGAAAATTTTTATGCAATTTCTGTAGAAAGAGCAAGATATAAAGAATCTTTATTTTCTGAAACCTTTAATTTATCCCTTTCAGGATCTGGTGGATTTGGAAAAATTCAACTTACTAATGATTCTAAAGATATTTTAGTAAACACTTTTCTTGGTTCTACTAGGGTACTTCAAGTAGTATCTGGATCTAATGGTAAAGCTGTAGGTACAGATGGGTTTGTTGCTAATAGTGGATCATATGGGCTATTCTTACCCGATATAGGAACTATACTATTAAATCCTAATGCCATATCTCAATCAATCCATGTTGCTGCTAATAGAACTAATAATTCTGATGGTTCAAATAATCAAACTCTTTATGATGCTATTAGGTTAGGTGGAAGTTTCCAACTTAATTCTCAAGAAACTATTACCTCTGATTATGTTTTTGCCAGATTAGGAAATGGGGAATTTAACTACTCAGAAAATCCTTCATTTATATCAGGCTCAACTGGAGAATTAATTTATAATAACTTTATTAACCAACCCCAAGTTTATATTACTACAATTGGTATGTATAATGGTGCTAACGAATTATTAGCCACAGCTAAATTATCTAGACCTCTTTTAAAAGACTTCACTAAAGAAGCACTAATTAGGGTTAAATTAGACTTTTAAAGTGAATGAGTTCGTTCAAACAATTCAATTCAAAGGATGTAGTAATATCACCCTTTAAAGTTAATAAAAGTTTTACTTTTAAGGGGGCTTCACAGTTTACAGGTTCTAATGTAGGGATAGATAGACTTATTGGGAAAAATATAACACCCACAAATAATATTTCTACTGAACCCACTACGGGTCAGATTTCAACTGTTCCTGAAAGATTAGTATATGATTCAATAAAACAGTTATATTATTCTAATTTTTTACTAGATTCATCTGGTAGCATTGCTACCACAGCTTCTTTTAATAATGATGGAACTATAACAAATTCAAGACGTACAACTAACTACTATAACTATCTATCATCAGATTTAGTACCTAGAAGAGAGTTTCCTACCCAATCTGATGCTAGGATAGGAGTAATATCTATACCATCTAAATTATTTGGAGAATATATTAAACCTGGTACTTTTGAATATGAAGAAGAAGGCACTAAAATTACAGATGATGGAGAAGGTAATTTATTTGATACATTAGGAAATCAATTAGGTAATATAGTATATGAACATGGGATTGCTGTAATAACAGTAGATAGTACAGGTTCATATAAATCTTTATATGGTCATGCTATTTATGGAACTGATTTGTATGGTGATAGTGGAGGATTCCCTAGTTTTTTAACTAGTTCTAATGCTACATGTTCGTTTGAAAGTACTTTAACTTTAAATGAAGTACAATATGCTGCTCGTATTAGTGAAAATGAATTTGGATATTCTTTAAACCCTACCTTAATATCGGGGAGTAACATTAATAGTAACACTTATTATGATTTTGCTACAGGTTCATTTTTTCAACCTTACATCACTACAGTAGGGATGTATAATAATAGTTATGATTTGTTAGCTACAGCAAAACTGGCTAGACCTCTCCCGGTTTCAAAGTTTACAGATACAACAATAATGGTTAATTTAGATATGTTTTAATGAATTGGATTTACGAAGGAAAAGAAATAACAGACATTTCCCATTTTCCAGAAAATACATTTGGTTTTATTTATGAAGTAACCCATGTACCCTCAGGTAAGAAGTATATTGGGAAAAAACAATTATTTTTTAATAAAAAACTTCCACCTCTTAAAGGATACAAAAGGTGGAGAAAAGTAGTTAAAGAGGGTAATTGGAAAACTTATTTTGGTTCTCATGATTATATAAAGGGACTACTTAAAGAAAATAAGCAAGAAGAATTTAAACGCGAAATTATACAAATTTGCTATAGTAAAAAAGAACTTACATATAGTGAAACAAAATTTCAAATGATGTTTGAAGTCCTAGAAAATCCTTCGTATATTAATAGCAACATACTGGGGAAATTCTTTAGATCCGATCTAGAGAATTATAAAGACTAATATGATAAATGATTTGTTAGTAAATTTAGCCAACTCCGTATTAGGAGGAGGTAGAAAAACTGCGCGGGGTAATTATGCTTATACTTGTCCCTTCTGCAACCATCATAAACCTAAACTAGAGGTTAACTTTACAGTTAATAAAAAGGGACTTAATCCTTGGAATTGTTGGGTGTGTAATACTAAAGGTAGTAG